CGCTGCAGAAATCGTTCGAGTCGGTTGTGACGGAAATCAAGAAGGAAGTTGGCGACCTCAGCTCGCGGGTGGACCAGGTTGCGGTGGTTGCTCGCAAGGCTGACGAAGCCATCAACGGAACTGTGTTCCACGAAACCAGCGGCGATGTCGTCCGGGCCGTCAAGGCGGACAATGACCTCCCGCCGCTCGACACCGCATACGATCGCCGCGCAGTCGCGTGAGTGCGGAGATCAGGTAGCTATTCTGAGAAGAGAAGGGTTTGAACTATGACGACGAACAGCAGCTTGCTCCGCAAAGCCGACATTGCCATTGCGGACCTCCAGGCCAACGGTGGCGAACTGTCCCCCGAGCAGGGCGCGGCGTTTATCCGTAAGCTCATCAAGCAGCCGACTCTGATCCGGCAGTGCCGTGTGGTTGAGATGCTGGCTCCGAAGCGCAAGATCAACAAGATCGGTTTCGGCTCCCGCATCCTCCGCAAGGGTGTCTCGGGCGTTGCCCTGACCCAGCAGCAGCGGTCGAAGCCGTCCACCGAGCAGATCGAGCTGAACACCAAGGAGCAGATCGCTGAGGTCCGCATCCCCTACGATGTGATGGAAGACAACATCGAACGGGCCACCGCAGCGAACAACGAGGCTCCGAACACGGGTCCGGGCGGTCTGCGTCAGACCATCATCGACCTGATCGCTGAGCGTGCCGCTCTCGACCTCGAAGAGCTGGCCCTGCTGGCCGACACCAACTACACCAACCCGGGTGACCAGGACGACGAGGACTATCTGTCCCAGCTGGACGGCTGGCTGAAGATTGCCTCGGACAAGGGTAACGTGGCGGACGCTGAAAACGCGACCATCTCGAAGGGCGTCTTCAAGAAGGGTCTCATGACCATGCCGTCGCAGTATCAGCGCAACAAGGCCGCTCTGTCGCACTTCGTCTCGGTGAACAACGAGACCGAATACCGCGACACCCTGGCTGACCGCGGTACTGCCCTCGGTGACCAGATGACCCAGGGCACCAGCCCGACCTACGCCTTCGGCTCGCCTGTGCAGGGCGTTGCTCTGATGCCGGAGGATAAGGGCCTGTTCACCGACCCGCTGAACCTGATCTTCGGCATCCAGCGTCAGGTCTCGATGGAGTTCGACAAGGACATCACGTCCCGCGTCTACATCATCGTGCTGACCTGCCGTGTGGACTTCCAGATCGAGGAGCCCGAGGCACTGGTTGCTTACGAGAACATCGGCGATCCGCTGGCTGTGTAAGCGCCATGTGCAATTAATTGCAAACGGGGATCAGATGACCTAATCTGGTCCCCGTTTTCATGAGCAACCGCTAGGAGAGCGAAATGCCTACAGTAACTCTGCTGAAACCGATGCGTCTGAACACCCGTGGGATCATCTTTGAACGTGGCGTTCCCACGGACGTGAGCGCCTCCCTTGCGCGTGAGCTTCTGAACGACCCCCGGTTCAAGGTGGAAGGCGTGATCATCCCCGACGATGACGATAGGCCGAGCACCCCTCCCAATGCCAAGGTGAAGCCGACCGACACGGCTACCCTGTATGCCGAGATCCGTGCCGCGGCTGACCAGCTGGACATCGAGAACGAGGAAAACTTCACCGCCAGCGGCAAGCCGCAGGTGACCGCCCTCGAGAAGATCCTTGGCTACGACATTACCGCCGCGGAGCGCGATGCGGCTATGGCTGAGGTTCTGCGTCGCGGCAAGGTTGATGCCGAGGAGCCTGCGAAGAAGGGCGGCGTTCGCATCATCTCGAAGAACCAGGCTGCCGATAAGGAAGCCAAAGACCCCACCACTTCTGAAGCCGTACAGGTGTAACCATGTTCCTCACTTCCGTAGACGAGATCCGTCAGCAGCTCGGTTTCGACGACATGGTCGATATTACGGCTGCTATCGAGATGGCCCTCAACTCCGCCGAGGCGCAGATTGCTGCACTCATCGGTACGAGGTTCGATCGCGCGGAAGTGGTGGACACCTTCTGGGTGCGTGAGCCGGCCTTCATGTCCGGGGCTCATGTCGAGACCAAGTTTCGGCTGAGCAGGGGCATGCTGGTCGGTTCTCCCCAGGTCATCGTCGCCCAGACAGCAGCTCAGCTGGACAGCGGCACGACCTTGGCGGGCTTCATTGCCGACCTCGAAAAAGGTCTGATTACGGATTACCGGACCAGGTTCAACAACCAGTATGTGCAGGTTCG